CGAGCGGGCCCGCAACGACTTCCTCAGCGTTGCGGAGCAGGAGTGTCGCAGACGCGCAGTTGCTAGGTGCGAGGCTCGCTCTGACAACCTCAGCAACGAGATTCTCGCGCGTGCCGAGCGTGATGCTCGCATTGACGAGCAGCAGGCCGCCTTCCGCGATGGCGGCGTTCTTCAGTCATCCCGCGTTCAGATCGACGACGCTTGGGAGGAGCCGGGTGTGATGCACCCCAGCCTCGCGCTGGCGGATGCCGAGGCCACTGCGCGTGGCCTGCCCACCGGCCCGCCCATTGGGCCGCGGGAAGCCTACCCGCGGTTCGCGCACCTGACGGAGCGCGACGTCCAGATCTTCGGCAACGACCCCTGGAACCTTCACGCCGCCGAGCGACTTCGCGGCGCCAAGACGAACAAGGGGGTGGGTCAGTACAAGCCAACCGGCCGTGAGCGCAGGACCGCGGCAGCCTTCGATGCTGCCATGAAGGCCCTCGTCTTCACGGAGGAGCACATGGATGAGGCTCTCCGGGACTACCAGGGACTGATCGACAGCGGGCTCCCCTCCAAGCTTAGCGGTGAGGAGAAGATGCAGCTCGTGTTGGACTCTCACAATCACATCTCGGTCGGCCACCACTTTGGCGACCCCGAGTACGATGATGAGATCTACTCCTTCTCGGAATTGATCGATGCATTCGTGAAGAGCGAGGTCTCGGGCAAACCGAAGCCGCGCCCGATCGCGAACCACGGGCCGCGCAGGCTCGTCGGTCTCGCGAAAGTGGCCTACGTGTACGAGTATGTCCTCTTCAAGAAGTTCGCACACGCCTCGATCAAGGGAGGAGACAAGTCGGTCAAGATTGCGGATCTGGCGCGCCGCCTCGACAGCATGCCCAGGACGTCCAACCGCACGCGCAATGCGCGGTGGTTCGAGAACGATATTTCCGCATTCGAATTTGGAGTCTCGAAAGAGCTGAAGGAGGCAGAGGCTGACCTTCTCACGCACATTGCGCAGTACGTGGGGACGGACATCAGTGATGTGATGTTCTCGCGGCTGATGCACGATCGCTGCCAGCCGTGCGTGTGGATCATGCGCTATCGGGACGAGTCCGGGGCGTGGCGCACCTTCAAGCTGCGCCTGCCCTCGCCCATGCGCGAGAGCGGGGATCGGGTGACCAGCAGTGGCAACTGGCACCAGGGTCTCCGTGCGTGGGTGACATTCCTTGTCGACGAGGACTCCGTTTCCGAGGCGATCACAAGCCTCCTCCTCACGAAGGGGGCTTTCTTCGTCTACAAGAGCGCCAGGGACAAGCGCCACTACACCGCCGCCATTAACTTGGAAGGCGATGATACGGTGGGGCGTCTCGAGGAGCCCGCCTGCTGGGCCACTGACAAGGACGGGGTTGACGCATGCTCCCAGTTCTTCGCCAGGTACGGCTGGCTCGCGAAGCTCCTCTTCAAGAAGAACGAGGGGTTCGACTACGTTCGCTTTGTTGGATGGGAGTGGCTCCTCTTCAATGGGCGTGCGATGTTCGATGGGGCGTGTGACAACGCTCCTCTCATCGGCACTCCGGAGGTGCGCCGTCTCCTGACGACCAAGCAATGGTCGACGGCCAAGATGGACGAGGTCCGGTTCGCGATCAGCATGAGGATGTACGCGTGCGTGATGGCTCAGAGCTTCCTGCGCTGCAGCCCGATCTACGTGTTCCTCGAGTCGATCTACAACGACCACGACCTCACCACGCTCTCGCAGCTGTGGGACGGGCGTGCCGCCGTGCGTGACCACGAGGTCCCTGACCTCTACTTTTCACGCTTCGGTGAGACGCCTCAGCATGATGGCACGAAGTTGATCGACGAGTTCGACGCGGTCGGCTTCCCAGAGTACGAAGGTGCGGCCTGCCCTAGTCTCTGGCGTCAGTTCCTCCGTACCGTCGCCGGCCCGGCCTCCAACTTTGAGCTTGCTCAGATGGAGGGGATCGTCACCGGCAAGGTCCACGGGAAGGACATCGCGGCGTTGCTGCCGCGCAGCTGGCTCGAGTAGTCGGCTAGCCGCTTCGAGCGGCTAATTGTGGACCCGTGGCGACCGGGTCCACGTGCAAGTCTCGATGAGGGGCCGCGAGTCTGCGTCTCGCGCGAAATTACCTGTCCCATTCCGCGCTGTTGGGGGCAGGGTGCAGCAGTACGTATGTCCATTTCCCGCTGGCGTACGGAACACTGAGTGCCGATGGCTGCTGCATGTGAGTGACACGACCGTTTTGTGGTTGAGTACCTATATGGTACCCGCCGGTTCAGCAGTCGGCTCCGCGCGACTTCTCGTGCGTGCAGTCAACTTTACCGTGCGGAGACGGTCTAGCCGGAGGTGGGGTACAAGCCCTGGTCCTAGAGCATCCCGGCGAGTCTGCCTTATGCCTCAGTAGCCCCTGTGTGCGGGGGTGAAGAGCCTGGCTGGGTTAACCACCCATGCGGTGCGAGCGCTGGAGTCCCGTGCGCGACGGTTGGGGGTGGCGCCCTGTAATCTCCAGTAACTCTGGTGCTGATGCTCGAAGTGCTGAACCTGCCGAGTTGACCATGCACGTGCGTGGCCAGCGAACCAACAGGGGATGCGCGGATGTTGCGTTTGGGTATCGCGCCCAGGTGCTTAATGTGACGTGCAGGAGTAGGATGTCGTAGCGCGCGTCGCACACCAGAGAAACAAAATGGTAGCAGCCGGGGTTACGGCCGGTTCATCTTTCGCGCTGCATGCCGCACACGGACACCGAGACCACTGCACACAATTTTTGCCTCATTGGCCGTTTTTGGATCTGGCGAGCGTGCCTAAGGTGCAACAGCTATAAACGCTCGCGGCGACCAAGCTTCGCCAAAAATTCATCGGTGCCCAGATCAAGATGGGCAAGACGGCGCTGAATCCCAATCA